CCTCTGCTGCATGAGGATGAGGAGCAAGCGGTGAAGTTGGCCAAGGAGGCCTTGGGCGAGTTTACGAACTTGTATCACGGTCACTGGATGGCTGGCATGAGAGGCAAGCTGGGTCTGTTCGGCGAAGAGGATGAGGATGAGTCGCTCGTGAAAGAGCTTCTGGAACTGATGAAGCAGCACGGAGCGGACTATACGAATACGTTCGTCGCTCTGACGTTCGGCAAGACCGAAGGCGAAGCGCTGTACGGTGACGAGGCGTTCGCCGCGTGGCGCGATCGGTGGCAGGGGAGACAGAGCAGGCATCGCAAGCCGGAAGAGGAGTCGCTGCGGCTCATGAAAGCCAGCAACCCTGCCGTCATCCCTCGCAACCATCGCGTCGAGGAAGCGCTGGATGCCGCTGTGGAAGGCGATCTCAGCGTCATGGAGGATCTGCTGCGCGCGCTGGCGGATCCTTATGATCATCGACCGGAGCAGGCGGAGTATGCGATTGTGCCGGAGGCTTGCGGGCCTTATCGGACGTTTTGCGGGACGTAGGTTTTTGGTGTGCATGTCATTTTAAGAAGGTCGTGTATCCCTTTATGATTAGGGAGAGCACTGCCTTCTTTTTTTGTCGGTTCCCGCCTTTATAACGAAATTAAGCTATCACTGTCAGTATCATACCGATACTGTTTCGTTTCATTATTGATGATCATCTCGAACACGTTTGTTTGACTGTTGTACGTGACGCTATTCGGGGTGCCGATCTCCTCGTTCAGATTAACCTTCATGATTTGATCGCCAATCCTTTTGTAGACATGGATCTCGATTTGGGGGGAGCCTTGCATCATAACTACTTCGTTCTCGCCATCCTCGTTCAGATCAGCAACCAATACATGTCCGCTAAGTCTCAAAATGAGCTGAGGCTGCCCGTCCACCTGCTCAAACAAATAGTTTTCGACGCAGTTTGCCCCGCATATCCCGGTAACAAGCGTCATCGGTCGTCCGAATAACGACTCTTCGTTTTTCGTAAAATCTTGAATATAAGTCTCCTCGCCAACAAAGCCATATTCCGTTAATTGTTTGTCGCGCACAGACCCGAGATATAAGTGAGAATCGGTCGTCGTTTTTTTATAAACCATAAACGAGTTATCGAATTTCTTAACCTCATGAACGTCATCGTACGAGAGCTGAACGCCTGCATCGGTAATCGTCTCTGGTTCCGAAAACTCCAGGATTATGCTGCTGCCCGTCGCTTCGCCCGATTCTTGACTGAAAGAACATCCCATCAAAATCGTCAAAAACAGGGTCAGCAGGCAGATGCTCATCGTTCTCCAACTTTTCATTGCGATTTCCTCCTCTTTTTAAATCCGCTGATTCCGAATGTACCGCTTTCGCTTTCAATTACTCTACATCATTGACAGCTTTTTCATTCCAAAAGTTGCACTCCCAGCCATAAGCCAAGATCGATTACCGCTCATAGGTTTGCTTGGCCAATTGATGCGTTAGCACCGTCGCTCCTGTTACGAGAATGCCCTGCAGCACTCCCTCGAGCGGGGATTCCAGCAAAAAGACGCCTCCTGCGATTCCGCACGCCAGAAGTGTCCACGGTATAGTCCAGTCAGGTACCTTGGGGGAATTCTTAAGCAACAGGCCGATAACAAAAAGCGCCGGCATCAATGCCAGCGCTTCTTCTTTGATATAATGGATGATTTCGTTCATCATGTCGCGGCTTTCGCCTCCTTATCGAGTAAATGCAGTCGGTCCAGCAGCACAGCAAGCTGTGCCCTCGTAATGGGCTCGTCCGGGCTGAATCGGTCTGCCGCCGTTCCGACGAGCAGGCCGGTTTGCAGCGCTTTGAGAATGGATTGCTCTGCCCAGTGGCCTTGGATGTCCCTTATGGCGGGGGCAGGCTTCGCTACAGGCGTTGTCTTGCTTGGTGCGGTTGCAGCAGCAGGAGGCTTATAGGGATGGGCGATGTAGGCGCAGAAACCTTGAACGACCGCTTCCGCGTAGGTTTTCCACTGCTTCTTGAGCCTTTCGGCATCCTGCGCGTTACTGCAAAATCCGTATTCGACGATGACCGTCGCGACCTTGCCCGTATTGCGGTGCATAAAGTAATAGTCGCCGCCCGACTCATTGGAGCGCGAAAACGCGCGTCTTCGCGGCTGGCCCGCGCCTACAATGAAATCCAGCAAGGCGTTTGCCATTTTGCCATTCGCGTACACGCTGTAGATCGCCTCCGCCCCTGCCGCCGTGCTGGATGGCGCCGCATTGATATGATTGCTGATGCCGTATTGCGCACCGCTTTGCTTCACCATCTCCGCTCTAGGCGTTGGCTCCAGCGTCATGTCGCTGTTCCTGGTCAATGCAACTTTGACTCCCAACTCCCGGAACCGGTTGTACTGGTATAACGAAATATCCAGCGTCATCGCCTTCTCCACGATGCCGTTGCCGCCCGCTCCCGGATCCGCTCCCCCATGACCGGGGTCGATGATCAGCAGAGGTTTCGAATCTCCAATCAAAATGCGATCTCCTTCTTTCTTGTTGTAGTTGGTGGAAGTGTTTGTTCTAGTCGCCGTTGTGCGACGCGAGCAGCGCCCCATGTAGCCGGTGCCTGACAAGATCGATCGTCTCCATCAGGCGCGGCTTTTCCCCTGCTCTATGCGGTCGATTCGATGATGAGCCGATTTCGCATACTCTTCCAATCTCGTTACTCGCTCGGACAACTCGTCGAATCGCTTGCTTTGAGCTCTCTGCTCAAGCCGGACTTCATCGATACCCCGCTTGATGTATTCCATATCGGCGCTTATGCGCGCATCCCGGTGCACGTCGTCCTTGAGCTCCTGTTTTGCCGCCCGGGCCCGCCCAATCCAGCCTAAGAAGATACCGCTGATCCCGGACATGGCCCCGACGACCGCGATAAACGTTGCAACGTCTTTCACCATCCGTTCACCTCGATTCCATATAAATAAGGCTCCGGTTGGGGCGGAGCCTCTGTGTGGCATATAAAAGTTAATTTATTAAAAGATATCAGAATTTAAGCGATTATTTTCTTGTCCCACTCTTTTCACTGATGTGTTTTCTTCGCGGCATCTTCCTTGATAAAAAGTAAATGTACCCTACCCATTTTGCGACTCCATCCGTCATGTGGCCACAGGTAGGCGTAGGAAATTACCGTATTGCCATCTGCTATGACTCGCCCGATCGGTATACCGTTGGTCAGTGTCAGCAAAGTTGAAGGCGATTGCAGCGTCAGCGCCAGCCGCCTGCCCGATGTCTTTGACCGTCGCCCCGATCTTGTGAGAAACTAATGCCTCGTCGACTCCTGGAGTTGCGATTGCTAAACAACATTGACTCCATTGGTTTTCGTTGTCTGAATCAAAGCTTAGTCACCCCCCACAATAAAATAGGCCCCGCTTATGCGGAGCCTTCGTATGCTTGACCTATGATTTGTTCGTACTGTGCAGCTGTGATCTTTTTACCGACCACAAAAACCGCGACTTGTGTGTCCGTGTACCGTCCCGCATCATAGTGGCGCTTGATTGTCGCAAACCAATCCATCTATAACACCCCCTTATCAACAAGCTCAAATAGAAGGATAGCGTGATCTGTTTCAGACTGGTCGAGTCTTATTTGCGTATCGACAAGTTCTAGCGCAAGCATGGCGGCTTCATCTTCAAGCACTTCAATGCGTGATTTCTCTGGCACAAAAGGAGGGCTTGGTTCAATGTACCGAATCGTGACCGTCTCTCCATCGTACAGATAATCGAAGGGTTTATTCATATCATCAGGAACGGGGAGTTCGCCCACTTCAATTGTATCTTCATACTCACTACCATCGTTAAAAATCGCCACAACAACACCATTTAGAACACGGATTCTCATAGAGATTTCACCTCATTCACAAAGTCCGTAATATCGCACGCAAACGCATCAGTAAAAAAGTTCGAGCTACTATTACCAAGTTCGCGAATAATGATGAACAAGTGCTTAGCGCCATCTTTCTTATAAATCGTGTAGGGGAAGTTTTGGTTCTTGAAAGTTATAGATGGAGGATTTCCAGAACTAGAAGTATCAGAAACGATAATCCGACTAATAGCTCTGCGCCTCGTAAATGGAACACCAGAAGAACTAACACCAGACAACACAAGGGAGGGTCTGTAATCTTGACCAGCATCAGATAAAATATACCCACAGATCGTACTACTGCCTTCTGTTATGATAAAGTGAGAATGACGGGTAAGACCTGCTTTGCCATTAGTGGTGTACCCAAAAGAGCTATCAATCGTCCAAGAAGCGATATCGATTCGAGTTAAGTATGGATGAGCAATATAAAGCTTACCACCACTAACCCACGAGTCTGCAAGAAAAGTGCCTCCTTGCCAAACGTTTGAAAGGGAGCGAGTGAAGCCAGTGTAGTTGGTTAGAAATGTTGGCATATTAGCAGTTGCAACTTCAAATACAGCGTTGCCCCCACCACCTGTAAGATAGAAGAAGCCAGCATTATATGCAATACTTCTAAAACTACCAGTGTATTGAGTCACATTAGTAACAGCGAAGGTTGTGAGGTTCAAATCAAAAGTACAACAATTAGCAATTGCAGTGGTAGTCCTAGAGATTACATACATCTTATTGTTCAAATAAAATGCGTCCGAAATCAAATATTCAGCGGTTGAATCGCTCGCAAAGATGATAGATGTGCCCGATGTATTGTAGAGGGTGTTGGTTGAAATCTTATAGAAATAGAAAATTGCTAGTTTGTTTGTAGTGATAGTGCCACCATACCAACCCCAAAACATGAGAACATCAGAATTGACGCGCCTTAGAGTTAGTGCAAGGGTATTCGAGCCGCCATATGCAGTGTAGCTAGCAGGAAGAGTAGCTGTTTGCAAAAGTGCACCGGAGCTATCGTACAAATTAAGGACCGAACCTACTTGCGTGTATGTTAGTGTGTACCCATCCAAGTGTGCATAATCCCTGTTATCAACACCATTTGGCGTAATTGATGGCGGTAAATCATAAAGCACGTCTGTACTGATTTCTTTCACGTCACTACCACCTCCACTAGATGAGCTTTGAGTCCACGCTGTCCAAGCTGCGCCATCATAGCGTGTACGTTGATAAGTTAATCCGGAGAGAATCTCCGTGTAACGCTGAATCAGATAATCTGAACTCACAAAGACTTCAAGTAACCCATAATCAGCCGTGGCAGGTGGGCGATTCGCAGAGGCAGAAATGATGCCCAACTTATATATGCCGACATTTGTAATCGTGTTGAAGTTCGTGTTATTCACAATAGCCCCAGCGTCACGAACCACGTTTGCAATCGCATTATCCACCGTGTCTTTGCGTGCAATATCTGCTGCCACAATTGGAGCACTGACTTGCGCGCGACCGCTTCCGTCTCTATGGATGATCTTATTAGGCGTCGCGATAGATGTTGAAGCAGCAGCAACAGCCTGCGATACCCTAAGTGGTGTCATATCTGTAGCGTTGTCTGTTCCAGCTTCCGCTTGGGCTTGCGTGGCAATGACACGGTTCACCTGCGCACCTGTTGCAATACCGCCAAGCTTCGTTCGTTCCACATCTGTCATAAAGCGGTTATTGGCGTCCTGAGTAATGATGGATGGTGGATGATTCGCTGGATGTGTATAGTTGTTTGCACCAGCCGCGATCCCGTCGAGCTTGGACTTATCCATTGCAGACATAAAACCAGCTGCTGCTGTCGTAGCTGCAGCGTGAGCGGTACCTCCAGTGCCAACATGAGTTAGTGGAGCTTGCTGCACATTATCCACGTTCCCTAACCCTACATCTGTTTTCGCCAAGCTGACAGCACCAGTCTTGCCAGCAACACTGCTCACGGAGTTTACTTGCGCTCCGGCCGCAATGCCGTTGAGCTTCGTTTTATCCGCCGCCGACATCCGGCCTGCTTCCGTAGTGCTGGCGAGCTTCGTCACTTCCGCATCCAGAATATCCGCATTGCCGTTCAGATCGTCAATATTGACATTATCCGTCGATTCCGGCTTCTTCAAATTTAAATTCGATGTTAACTGCATTCGTTAACCTCCTCCATATGTTCGTAATTGACCCCAAGTCCGCGTTCCGGCTTCCTGCCATGTCAGATCAGACACCATATCCCATGTGGTGTACGTGTAGAGGAACGAAACGGACAGATGCGCGGGCTTGATCTGCTCCAGCATCGCCATGAATCCGGACATGTTGGCCGGAACGCCAAGTACCCCGATAAACTGAATCACGAACCGATACTCTTCCGGATATTCCAGCACGTCGACCTCGCCGCCACTGAATGCTGCAGCAACGCCGATCAGCATCTGTTTAGTTACTGTGCCATGACCACGAAGCTTGGCGAAAATGATCTCGCGACGCCATTCGTACGACATGGATGGGTCTGTCGCCAACCCGAACTCCTGCTCCCAGTAAGAAAGCCCCCAGGTCGCTGTTGACACGTAAAACTGATTCGCCAGATCAGCGGCAGACGCGATGGAAATACCCAGTTCCTTAGCAAGCGTCGTCTGCAACTCAACCATGTCGCGTATGCCGTGCCAGTATGCCGGCAGGTAGGCCATCAAGTCAGGCGGCATCACATCGGGCGGCTCCGGGGGCGCTGCCGTATCTCCAAACAAAAGTGTTCCGTATAGACCATCGCCGTACGACATCAAACACCACCTCGCAATTGACCCCATGTGACTCCGGGAGAAAGCTTGCCCACTGCCAGATCATAGGCAGCTTTGACAGCGCTTGGCGTAGCTGCTTGCGTCGTGCTAGTGCTATTCGTCGCACTATTCAATTGCGCAATGCCCGCAGCGCTCGTACTCGCCGTAGGGAGCCGCGCTGCTGCCACGGTACCGGACGCGATGTCCGCGCCGCTATGCTGATGGACAGCCGGTGCAAACGTTGCTGGTTTGCCGCTAACTCCAGCCCACGGCACACTATCCGCCGCATCTGCGCTGTCCACTTTCCCGTTATTGTTCGTGTCGTAGATACTCTTGAGCATGTCGCCTGCGGTCTGAGCGGCAACGAGCAGTACATTTCCACCTGCAGAGCCGATGTATAGCTTTTGCGTATCCGTACAGAAGCCAAGCTCGCCAACTGCGAGCGTTCCGATATTTGCTTCCAATCCGCGACGCACCTGCATTAATACATTTCTGGGCATCCTTTAGCCCCCTTAGAACGTCCCGCCATCGACGACCGCTACCATTAGGCGGTTGCCGTTGGCGGCATCGTAAACGATGCTGTCCGCATCTACATTAGCTTCAATGCCAGTGCCGTTGACCAGAATACCTTTACCCGGCTTGGCCGCAACCGTTGTCGATCCGACAGTAATGCCGTTGCCAGCCCCAACTGTCAACGTCACCGTATCCGCTGTGCCGCCTCCAGTCAGTCCGTTACCTGCTGCGATCGTCTGCAACGCGCCGCCAGTGCGAACCCACGCCGTTCCGTTGTAGGTGTACTGCTTCGCCTCGTCGTCGACGATACAAGTCATGCCGACCGACGGTACGATAAAGCTCCAGGACGAGCCTGCCCATTCAGCTATCTGGTTTGCGCGGCTTGCCCAGGCACCCGTTGGAGATGCACCAATAATATAACGATCCTTGGCAGCAGGCGATCCCGGAGGCGCGGCCAAGTCCTTATCCTTGACGCTGTCCTGATACTCTTGTCCGGCGCGGGCAAGATCCAACTCGTTCTTCACCTTTTGCGCAGACCATAACTCGGTTGGCGAGGTGCCGGAATCGTTGATAATCCTATGTTTGGTTGCATCGTCAATATGCGTTTTGATCTCCGCAGCAGTCTTCGTGTTCGTTCCGTCGGATACCCGACTCACACGCCCACCGGTCAACTCCGTCAATCTTACCTTGCCATAGATTGAGCCATCCTCAATATCGTCCAGATCTCCGGTTAGGTCAGCCAAGTCGAGCACATTCACATTCGCCCAAACTGTACCCGTATCCAGATACAACCGCCCAGCATTCTCCCCTGTCGTGACGTAATACATGCGGCCAGAGCTGGAAGCCGACGGCCTGGCTGCGTACGCCCCGGACATCACCCTGCCTACAAAGACGTTTGACGTTCCGTCGCCGATGTAAACCTCTTTCGTATCGCTGCAAAACCCCATTTCCCCGCTCTGCATCGCGCCATGCGCCTGTAATTGCGCTTTCGTCCCACGCATGATCAATATCGTTTGCGCCATCCGTCACATCTCCTCGTCAAAAAATCCGCCGTCAATGACGCCGGTTGCTTTGTATCGTTCAATTTCGTTTTGTGCTGCCGTGACTGCGCTCTGCAACGAGTTGATATCATCCGCATCCACTTGGTCACCTGGCGTCTGATAGGTTACAAAGACGAGCCCTGCACTGGCAAACACCCGGATATACCGCCGCCATGGCGTATCCACAGGTATGGAGACCGTGAATGCTGTAACCTCGTCACCAGTCATATTCGGCCCGGTGTACACTCGAACGGAACTGTTGGCGATGTTATCGTGGGCAAGCAACCCTTCGAATCGACCTTCTGTAAGCAGCAGTTGCTCTTGGACGGTATACGCTGCGCCGTCCGCTTTCTTGTTCAATTTCGGCTTAAATACATCTACCTCGTCCGGATACAGCACGGCCTACACCTCCAATTCCACGCTGTCCAACGCCGGAATTCCCTCGTCGTCCAGCGGCACATTTCCCGTCCCGCCATCGAGCGTCAACCCGGAATAATCCAGCACGCCAGGTATGGACAGGAGCAGGACGCCAATGGCGGCTATACTGACGTAAGCAGCCGTGAAGGAGATAGAACGGAAGTAGGTTTCGAGTGTTGCCGTAAAGGCGTCTGTCACGCCCTGCAACATATAGCCTTCTGACAGCACGACCGTTGCAGCGACTGTAATCGGCGCCGCAGTGGCTGACACAACCGTCACCGCCGCACCGATCGGACGCACCATCTCGATATGCGCCGCCGTCTCTGACACCAATGTCGGACTAGCCGGCTCCTTATTGCTATCCACGATGACTATCTTCACTGTACCGGGACCGTCCCACAGTGGATAGATTTTCGCGCCGCCTACACCTGCAACGTCCATCGCCCAATCCCTGTAATCCGCCGCATTGCCGCCGCTGGACGGATTGCGCACCCGATGCAGGTAGCGAGCGCGTAATGAATCATCGGACTCCACGTCCTCGCCCGGCACCAATATTGCTGCAAGTTCCGCCCGAGTCAGTCCGGGAATATAATCGATAGGCAACAGGGGGCCAAAATACAAATTACCCTCCAGGCCCGGAGTCTCGCATTCCAGTTCAAACTCACCTGAGGCCACTCTTTCACGAACGATAAAATTCAAATTTTCGGCACTATACCGGCTGCCTACAGGCACATCAAGCAGCGAGTTTCCATTGCCGTAGAAAAAGCCTTTCCTCTTCGCTGGAGCAGCTGTCTGCCGAGCCACTCCATAATCCGCTGCGCGAAGAGACAGATACTCGCCGCTGGACGTAGAGCCAAACACAAGCAATAGCTGCGCGTCAAGCTGGATGTAGAGTTGTGCCAGCTCTGCAGCCGCAGGGGCGCAAGCATCATAGATGACGCTGCCCTCGCGTTTATCCATGTCATCTGGCACTCGCGTAAGCATGCTTTTCAATATGGATTCGAACGTCATCGCCTCATACATTAGATCACCTCCATCTGGAAACTGCCTGCAATCGAATCAACCTGAAATCTAACTAATAATGCTTCCCCTGCTTGTTCAAAAGAGAAGTTGTATACACGACTAATGCGGTCGTCATAAATTAACGCTTCTGTGATCGTTCGTTTAATTTCGGACTGCTGCAGCAAAGTATGACTTTGACCGACGGTCCCGTGCTCGCTGCCGAAATCCGACGAATAGATAACGTGCTCCCCGCGCGTCGTCAGCAGCGCCTTGTACACGAATTGCCGCACAGCATCCAATCCGTCAATCATCCCGCGAACCACGCCTTTATCCGAATCAAGCCGATACGTTCGGCCAGGCAAAGTTGTGCGATAATACAACGCAGGAGGCTGGATCTCCGGGATCATGACATCACCATCCTGTCGAATACGACAAATTTTTGTCCGCCTTGGACTCGCAGCAGCAATACCCGATCCCCGACTTCCAAACCTCGACGAATAATAATCGGCTCCTCTGGCAGAGCGGCATCCGTGGTCTTGGTAACCGTGCCGCTCCCGTTGCTGTCGCTATATGAATGGAAGTGTCTCAACTCTAATTCATATTGCATCAGCGATTCAGGGACAATTAAAAAATCCGCTGTCAGGATAAGCTTCTGATCCAAGCTTATCTCCAGCGGATCGGGGCTGCTGGCCGTCACCAGTCCGGTAGTTAATGCAACCGGCTTACCAGCGTCTACGCCAGTCTCAATCATGCGCCTTATATGTTGTCGCATCGCTATATTCACTCCTATGCTTCAATATGGCTGATTCGCATCGATCTCCGGCAGTTCGTCCGTTTCGGTAAGCGTAAGACTCATCGTATGGTTATTGCCCTCAAACGTGTGCTGATCCTCATCCACATAATAGCCTTTTTTGATTCCCAATTCCGGCACGATGACATGAATTCCGGTACCGGATACAACGTCCGGAATACCGATGGAGGATAAACTAAAACTGCGTGCAACAACACTTTTGGCTGCCAGCATTTGTTGTGCCCTCTGTCGGAGCTGTGCCTGGTTCAGTTCTTCCGATACGGACTCCAGGTGCTGGAGAATACCAAGTCGCCCTTGCATATTTGTATCGTTTTCCACGACGATGATCGGTTCTTCCTTATTGCCTGCCACCAGCTTAATGCGTGTAGCCGCATCCTCGGCAGATGTGCTAAACGTGTAATCTAGCAGATTCCCTCCGTACTCGATGACCCATTTCATCATATTGTCGCGGTTCCTTAACAACTCTACTTTCCCCGCGCGCGATTGGATTGTGTAGCGGGAACCTAACTGCTTGTAAGTAGTGTCCAGAGCCATCAGAACAATATCGTAAAGTGTATCGTTTTCATTGAGCTGACTAGGCTTGATATATTCCGTCTCCGCGATATTCCCGGTAGGCAACTTATAGTCCGCACAAACTCGTCGCAATATATCTGAAGCCGTCACTCCTTTGAACGTATAGGAGTCCGTACTTTTGATGAGGTAATACAGGTTGTCGTGGGCCGTAACCGTTAGTCGGCCGTCGTTGGTCTGTTCGCGAGCGAACACCGTACCGCGGAAGAGTTCCCGCTCCTTCCACAAGAAGAGCAGCGCATCTCCTTCCTCTACCTGCACACGCTGATGCAAACCTTTGGAGGTAGATACCAACTCCGCCGTCACCGTGCGCGGGGCACGGTATTTGGAGCCTTTCCACTCCACTCGCTCCGCCGGAACACGGTAAGTACCGTCAAAGCGGGTAATCAGGACTTCCATCATGATGTATCACCCTTTCGGCAGCTTGACCACCTGGCCCGGATAAATCGTATACGGCGGCTTAATATTATTTAAACTGGCAATCTCCATGTACCGACTGCCACTGCCCAAGTGCTGCTGCGCAATTTTCCAAAGCGAATCACCCGATCGTACCGTATACGCATCCGGTCTTACGGAACTATCGGGCCGGGCGCTAGAGCTGTTAATCGTAGCTGTAGTCTTGCCACCCACTAATTGTTCCTCCAGTTTGCGCAGCTTGATAA